AAAAATATTCTATCCCAATCTCCTATACCAGCACCTGACCCATCAAAGTATGTTATTGGTCCATAATAAGGAACAACACCATAAGGAACCATTCTATTTTTAATTAATGTATTTTGTCCTGAACTGTTTATATATCCTTGGATTAGAGCATCTAAATCTGCTAATTCTACATACCCAGATAAACTTAATGTTAATGCTGTAATATCTACTTGTAATGAACAAACTTTATTAATTACAGCCTGTAACATGTCATGAGTGTCAGTGTTAGTTGTTACTCCAGTTAAACATCCAATACTATATGGAGCATTTAACACTGTTAATTCATTTGCAACAGAATTTACTTGTAACTGTAAATTACACGCAGCTCTTACTAAAGCTGTTAATATATCATTTAAAGTGAATGTTGTACAAGTTGAACAACTTGGTAAATACTGATTTACTAAATCACATATATATTGTTTATCTATATTTGGAAATATTCCAGTTCCATTTACTGCTGGAACTAAAAAATTAATTAATGCCTCTTCAACATGAAGAAGGGTATCACCATTTGTGATCCCTAAGAAAGGTATATCTATACCAGTATACTTTACACATTTATCTGAAACTATATCTGCACAACCATTAAAACAATTATTGCAACTCATTTTATTTATATTTTAAAAGTTTAATTCTATTAGCAATCATATTAACTGTAAAGTTTCCAGCATAATCAAGATTACATATTTTATACATAAGTATTTTTTTGTAGTTTAATAAATCAAAAATAGCTTCTTTATTTATTGTTTTATTTAACATATATACAGTGTTGTTATATAATGCTCCACTTAGTTCAGATAATTTACAATCAATTTCTGAAATTAAAGTGGGTATATCTGCGCACTGTGGGCAATTTGTTAATCTAGGAGTTAACATAATTTAAATGCTTTTTTTAATTTATTTAATAGAGAATAACAACTAGAACAAAGCCCTTGTTTTAATTGACACCCACATCCTACAGATGTATTACAATTTTTACATGTTGCCATAATATTTTGGTTTTAAAAATTAATAATTATTTCCAAAGCACCCACAATCATTTTTCATAAAATTAGTTAACATTTTATTTGCCTGATTGTAAAGTTTTAAAGCTTCAACTGAAGCACAATTATTTGCTGCGGCTATAGCTCCTTGAATAAAAAAATAAATACTAGATAGTGTTTCTTTTGATTGTTTTTTAATTGCTCTATCACATTCCATCATATCAAGCTTCATAAAAGCTTCATCAAATTTTTCTTGAAGTTTATCAACTCTCATAATAGATTTTTCTACAAAATTTTCGTAAGCAGGAGCTATAGAATATTTTATATGATATATACCATCAGGTAAGGCTTGATTTGTTTCTTCTGTAATATTAAGATTAACAGTTGTAAAAATATTATAATTATCTACAGAGAAAGGTAATACAGCTGTTTCAAATCCTGGAGGAGTTACTTCTATTGTAGGAGAACTAACTACTGGAGGGTCTGTTGTATACACTGAGCTATCAACAATCATCATAGTGTTTACATTATATGTAGGAACAACTAAAAAATCTAAATTTAATGTTGGCATGTTTTTTATTTTTTTTTAATAAAAAAAGAGGAAGAGAAAGCATTATTCTTTCCTTCCCCTTTTTTATTAGTTATTAAAACTACTACTAAATTAATTCAGTAGTTGTAGTTGTTGTAGTTACAGGAGGTAAACAAACATTGTTGCTAACCACTTCACCTAAAGCAGCTTCTAACACTTCTTGAATACTAGTAGAAATTGCACTATCAGAAGGAGCAGCAATAATTACCATTGCATCTTCTTTAATGTAATCACCCCAAGAATATGCAGATTTGTCATACTCATTAAATTTAATGTAGAATGTGTCATATGCAGTTGACGTAGATACAAAAGACTCAAAGTTTTGATTGTATCCAGCCATTCTGTATAAATGTTTCAAATACCCTGCTTGGTAGCTGTAGTAATTTTTCTCTAGTTGAGCAATTTCTTCAGAAGTTCCTGTAGGATAGTTAGAATTTTGAACTACAGTTGCTGTAGCTACAATGTTACAATTATCAGCAACAATAAAGTCAGCTGTAGTTGCAGGACCATCATACACAAATGTTCTAAAGTACATTCTATCATATTCATGTGGGAATGCAGCAACATCACAAGGTACACCATATTTAGTTAATGGTTTTCCAGCAATTCTTAAAATTGCATTTGCATCATTTCCAATTCTTTCAAATGTATAGAAGTTGTTAAAGCTAATATTGTCAGGGTTAATACCTGGAGCTTGTGCTTCTAATTTAGCAATGAATTGGTCAATTAATGCAGGTACATCAACTGTGTCACAAGGATCACCACCACAATCACAACAAGGTGCTTGTACAGTTACTGATCTTGTAAATCCATTGAAGTACAATGTATCAATATAAGATGAATGAGCACGTAAAGTTAAAGTTACAATGTCACCACATTTTACATTAAAATCAGTTACATCTGTAACTTGGTTAACTGGGATTGGACATCCAGTTACTTTATACCACTCAGTTACATTTGATTTACATGCTGCTCCTTCTACACATCCTGCAATTTTATCAGATCTTTTAGATCCTTGCAAATAAGTGTTTTCTCTACCTTGTGCAATGTAGAAGTAAGGAGAGTTACCAATAGTAGTATCATCTACTGTTGCGTAATCTTTATTAAAAATTCCCACAATACCTGGTAAAAGGTCTTGGGTTGAACCAGAGCTAGGGAGCGAAGTTTGCCCTACTGGAACCACAAATAATGTGGTTAATGAAAAATCAGCCATTTTGTTATTTATTTAAATGTTAATATTATTCGTTTGTTTGTATTCTAAATTGGGCACTTTGTGCTGCTGAATTATTTTCTGTGTACATTGCTAAATTTTGCACTGTAAGATCCAACAACTCATCTTCTAAATATTCTTCTAACTCACAATCTTGGTTAAAAGAATCAGCACCATCTAACATTATATATCCTTCTTTATTAATGTATTGTGGATATCTCATATACATTATTTTTATTGTATTAGGAGTAAATGTTCCATCAGTAAACACTGATATTTCATCTGATGATAAAAGATTAAATGTTTCTTGATATTCAAAGCTAGGCTTGTAATGAGTATTGTTCAAAATAAATTGAAGGTCCCCTCGTTTTGCAAGATCTCTATTAATCCAAATTTTTCTGTTTTTACATCTACCCTTTTCTGCTAAAATATAACTATCCAAATAAAACATATATTTTGGAGTTAATTGATTTATATCAGCAGTCCACTCATTTATGTCAGAATTTTTTAATGTAAGATTTAAAGGTTGGTGTTCATAATTTATTACAAGACGTTGTAAATCTTCATAACGTTTTTTAAATGAATCCATACCTAACCCACTCACAACACTAATACCATCAACTTTTTGTTTTATTAATTTAATCTGAGCTTCATTTAAAGCTAAAATTTTATCCTCTAATTGAATTTGTTGATGCTCATTAGTTGACAGTTTATTTAGTTTTTGATCTATTTTATATAATAAACTATCTACTGGTATCATATTCTTTTATATTTTAAAACTAGCTACTAAATAGCAGCTAGTTTTTTAGTTTTTAATTTTCCTTCAAGAGTTAGTAACTCATCTTGATTATCATCATCAGCTAAAAATTTAACCAAATCTTCTTCATCTTTTGCAATTTCAAACTCTCCTTCATATACTTTACCACTTGGTTTCACTCTATAAATGGAATGATTAATTGCTTGTTTAACTAAATCTTTAATATGTAGCAAATTTTCTTTCATATCAGCAAACCTGTTAAATACTTCTACTGGATTTAATCCTTGGAAATTACCAGATTTAAATTCTGATTGCTTTAGGACATTATCTACCTGGTTATAAACAACTTCTTCTTTTGTATTTTCAGTTACAGGTAATCCTAATAACCTAGCTACTTTTTTACGTTTATCTGGACTCATTCCTTCAAACTTAGTAATAGCTTTATTAATTAATTGTTTTTTCTTATAAACAATAGCACTTTCAATTTCATCATCTACAACATAGAATTGTGTATCTGCAGCATATTCACCTCTTTCCCAAGCTTGATAAGAGCTTGCAATTGTTGGGTGAACTCTCAACCAAGCAAAAGCTAATTCTTGAAAAGGAATTGTAAAATCAAAATAATTGTCACCATCTAATAATTTAACTGGTTGTACATGCATTTGATCATCTGTAGATGTTGATAATCCATAGTTCCAAAATTTAGATCTTGGTCCTAAATCAATATCTCCTAAAGACTCTTCTAGTTTTTTACGAAGATTTTTAACTCTTTCAATTTCTAATTCTCTTTCTGTAGGATCAGCAATTCTTTTAATATAAGATGCTTCTGGATCTAATCCTGTTCTGTACTTACCATCTAGCTCTTTATATGGATACTTGAATACACCTGTTCCAGGTATCCTAGTCATTCCTTTCTGTGCTAAATTACTATCCATTGTTTGTAACTGTGAACTATTGTATTCACGTTTAATTGTAGAAATTTTTCCTAACTTGCCCATAATGTAGTTTAATTAATATTTGGTTTATTTTAGTTGCGTGGGAGGGACTCGAACCCTCGTACTTCAGCTTACGAAACTGAGCTAAAACCCCTCCAGTCTACCACACTATTTAATTTTATAATAGTTGAATTGAGTTGCTGTTTTTCTTCTATGACAATTTGCACATCTCACTTCACACTTATTTATTTCTTCTAATATACTGTTTAGTGACATTTTTCTTCTAACACCATCACATATAGAAAATTTTTTAGTCAAAGTATCTTTATGATCAAATTCTAAAACCACAGGATCTTTTTCTCCACAATCAATGCACTCATGCGTTTTTAAATAATCCCAAACAAAGTTTTTATTTCTTTCTAATACTTCAGCATTATTTAACTTTGTTCTATTTTTAATTTTATCTTTATTTAATTCGTAATGCTTTTTTGCAGCTTTTGCTTGATCTTCTTTATTTTTATAAGCCATTTTTATAAATTTATGAGCCTAGCGAGCTAACCAACTGCTACCACCACACGATTTGTAGAGTGGTTCCATCGAAGGAACTTGATCCTGGATACTATCCATATCAAACACTCTTTTTGAGATCAATCCCCTCTAGGAGGGAGAGGAGTTGAGGGGATTTTTCTCGGAAAAAGAGTTACTCTGGTGCGCCTACAACTCAAATTGAGTAATTGTTCTTCTTGGCGTAGCAACTACTGTTATTATTAGAATTGTGGGATTTCTTCAATCAACACAGTTCTTGACAAATCTTCAATAAATACATCACATCTGTCTTTCATCCAAATTTCATATCCTGGGAATTTGTTAGCTGAACTCATACCTTGAGACTTAGCAAAACCTAAGTGGTGACGAGTACCATCAATATAACCCCAAGTCATAGAAGGAGCACCTTTCATTCTCACTTCTCTAATGTTGTTTAACATAGATCCATCAGAAGATGGAGAAACATCAAACACCATGAATACAGGAGTAGATTTTTTGTTTTGTCCAAATTCTAAGTTAGATTGTGGTAAATCTAATTCTTTCAAGTGGATTAGTTCAACTCTACCAGTCTCACGTGTAACCATTGCATCAAAGGCAAAGTTATAAGTGATGTGTTGTCCTTCACCTTGTAAATAACGATTACCGCTATCTGCCATAAATGTAAGACCAGAATTTAATGCATCATTTTTAAGAGCTTGTTGGAATACATCGAATCCAGCCTCATTAGTATACATTTTAACTCTTCTGTCTTTAACATCCACTCTTCTATAGAATAAATCTCCAAATACAGAACGAATTAAGTTTGCAGAAAATTCTCCTCTGTTATATTGTACTAAGTTTCCATTGTTACGCATTCTGTGGTAAACACCTGCAGATGTACGTTTAACTTCTTGCTTAGACCCATTAGTTTTAACTGTTCCAGGCTTAGCCCAAATCATACGTTTAACTTTAAGCTCAATCATAGATTTACGCATCCAGAACTCAATAAATGGTTCCCATTTAACATCATTACGAGTTAAAGGCATTTGATTACGTATTTGTGGAGCATATACCAAAATATCTAATGGTTTACCAGAAGCATCTCTCATCATTTTGTCATCAGCCCATTCTGTAATTTTGTGCTCATATCCATATGCAGAACCTAAAGATTCAAACATAGTGATTTGCTCACCTAATCTAGGAAGACCTAGTAAATCTTGATCAAATTCACCAATAGCTGCATCAACTAATTCTAATTCAACTCCAATTTGTAAAAATATAGGAGCTACAAAATCAATTGTTGGATTATCAGTTACTAATGTAAACGTATATAAGTAACCATTATTCCAAGGCATTGGATCTTTGATTACATAAAAACGTGGACCATACTGACGAGTTCCTACAGAAATGATAGCATTTTTAGAAAACTCATTAGTATCTAATACTAATTGAAATTCTTGACCATCAATACCTGTTTTACCTTCTTCAATTAAATCTTGAGTGGTAGTTGGGATGTCAATAATTTTTGGGAATTTGTAAGGAACTGCGATTTGCCATTTCCATGCATCACTATTATTATCAATGTAATAAGGTGTGCTTTTGTTAATCATGTCTAAAAAGTCATTACTATACAAAGAGCTCTGTGTATATAAGGAAATAATTTTCTTATCATAGTCAGCAGGCTCAGTAGAGTGAAAACTCTCTAAGTGATTTGAGTCTGTAAGTTTACCTACAGCACGCTTGTCCATAGACGCTACCCTAGCGTAGGTAAAACCCGTTAACCCTGGGATTGTTTGAATTGCCATTTTTATTCGTTTTTATTATTATTAATTAAGTTTATAGAAACCATGATTTAGATGCCCCTGAACTAGAAGAAACTGTGTTAGGTGTTTTAGATTTTTGTCTAGCCACTTCACTAAATAATTCATTTGTTTTCTTACTGATTCCTGTTTTTTGAATTGTGGATAGTGTAGGATCTTTTTCTAATACTTTTAATAAAAGCCCCAACTTAACTTTCATCTCATGATTTTCAGGTTTTTTTAAATCTAAAATAGCTCTATCAAAATCAGTCAATGTTTCACCAGAAGGTGTTTTCCATTTATCAACTAACATAAAATCTTGTAGTTCGGTTGCTAATTTTGGATTTAATGGAATACCATCAAATTCTTTTGCTTTCATCTTCTCTTGTAAGATGTTTTGCACATTAGTTATATACTGATTTTTAACAATCTGTTTTTGTCTAAGTGTCTGCTCAGCTTGTTGCTCCATTTGCTGCAATTTAACAGCTTCTTTTTTAACTAACACTTTATGATGTTTAGCTGCTACACTTTCTAAATCTCCGTAGTTTTTTAATCTTTCGATTTCAGTTTCTACATCTTCAGAATCAAATCCTTGATCTGTAAGTGTTTGTTTCATAATTCTTATCTGATTGTTTTCATCAGAAAGATCCATTTCAGCAAAATTAATCACTTGGTTATATGTACCAAAATATTCCTTAGGATCAACTCCTTTTACAAATATAGCTTCAAATGCATTTTGATAATCTTCTCCAAATTGTCCAATAAAGTTTTCTACTATTTCTGTAGCTCCTTTTTTCTTTTCAGTTTCAAATCTTTCTAAAAACTCTTCAGCAGAGTTAATTGTTACATCTTCATCTTCATCTTTAGAAAATACTCCTAACTTAAATAAGTCATTAGCAAGTGCTGTGAATTGTGTTCCTTGTGGTTCATCCCCTTCCTCATCACTATTAGTAACTATAGGTTTAGTGGGTTTTGGTGAACCTTCTTCTTCCTCATCACTATCACTTAAAAAATCAGCAATTAAAGATTGTCCTTCTTGCTTTTCTTCATCTGTTTTTCCATCAACACTTAAAGGAGGAACTATATCTTTACCTTTAGGAACATCTGGTTTAACTGGTGGAGAAGTAGGAGAAGCATCTTTAATAATAGGTTCTACATCTTCTGGATTGGTAGAAGCAGTTTCTGGTTCATATAAACCTTGAAGTAATTCTTGGTTACCTGAACCCATTTCCATAGTATCTTGAATACTAAAACTACCCATAGATAGGTTATCTGTATTATCAGCCATATTTAGTTGTATTTTATTTGGTTTATTGATGTAAAAGTAAAACTAGAATTTTTAATATCAAAGCATAATGGGCCTATTTCATTTAATTTTTTGGCATAATATAGCATTAATATTTTTCTTTATTAACTTTTTTTAACTTTTTTTGTTATTTCTACCTTTTGCGTTCTCTTTTGCAACTTGAAGATCATTCACCATATTTTCTCTAGCCACTTTTAATTTTTCCATTTCTATTTGTTTTTTGTCACTAGACTCTTTTAATTTACTTTGGATTTCTTGCATTTTTAATTGATAAGCTTGAGTGGCTTTATTTTCCTCTTGTGTTAGTTTAGTTACCTCAAGAGCATCTGCCACTCCAGAATTATCTAAATCTGCAGTAGCATTTTCATTTCTTCCAAGAGCTTGAATAAGAGCAATTTCTTTTTTGTTGATTCTATCAAGTTCTTTTTGGTAATTATCATTTGCAATTTGCTCTTGTTGTTGTTGCATAGCTTGTTGCATTTGAGCTTGAGCAATTTGACCTTGTTGTTCAATTTTTTGTTGCTCCATTTGTTGAGCTTGTTGTTGTTGAGCAAGTTGTTGATCTCTTAAATCTTTAAATGTTTTTTTCATTTCTCTCATGCTCTTAGTTCCATATAACTCAATTACGTCATATAAAGATCCACCATTTTGCATTAAAGGTTGTGCTAGTTGTCTTAATTCATTAAACATTTGTGTATCTTCTGGTCGGTTTGTTAGGAAGACTTTTAAGTCACGAAATTTAAGATCTGACCCATTTACTTGTACAAAGGCAGATTCTCCTTCAGAAGTGATATATGACAGTGTGGATTGTGGTTTTGAGGATTCTACATATAAAGAGGCATCAATAATTGCTTGATACAATTGTCCTAAGACATATTCATGTGCAACAAATAAAGGCTCTGTTTGTGAATAACTTTGTTGTATTGCAGCATTAGTACCTGTAGCACTTTCAGAGGCTGTTATAGAACCCATACGCTGTTTTGACATACCAACTAATTCCCAACATTCTATTTTCATTTGTTGAGCAAGATTGTATCTAGATTGTATTTCTTGTGTACGTGTAAGATCAAGAGCTGTAAATTGGTTAAATGAACTAGGGGATTTCATATTTTCTGGACTATCATCCACAAATACTACTCCTCTATTACGTGCTTCCATTTCCCAGATATCCAAAGCATCTTGAGCATCTCCATCTTTAGGGATGGGTATGTGTCTTAATGACATAAGTTGTACTTTACCAACCTCTTTCTCAAGAAGTTTATAAAGCTGATTCATACAAACATTATATATTACTTGGAAAGGTTTCATTAAATCCACTAAGCTTTTTGCTTCTGTATTCTTCACCTCATAAGTAGTTCCAACTATAGGACAATAGTTAAGAAGTTTAAATGGTTTAATGTGATAGATATCTGGGCCAATTTTAATTCCTTGATACCATTGATTAACCCAACCCCATTCTAAAGACTGTTGTGTAGGAATTGTACCTGATTTATAATTTTCGTCTACTAATGTAGATTGTTCATTACCTAATTCATCAATATAAATAAGTTTACCTATTTTCTTTTTAGAAATCCAATATGAACGAACAACAACATATTTATACCCAAATGAACTAACATTATTAGTTAACCCTAAAAAATCTTTTAGTCCATCATTGTTCTCTTTCATCTCACTTTCAATAATCATTCTTGTTTGAAGGACTAAAGGGTCAAATGTATCATATTGTATAGAGTCTTGTCCAGGTATAGCATCAGGATTACCAAGGTTTGATTCACGAACATTAATAAGCCCATAGTCTTGTAAAGATGCTCTTAGGTGATCAATCTCTTCTTTAGTTATATCTGGGATAGATTCAATAATTTCAGAAAGCTCCATAACTTGAACAGTCCCAGCAGCATAAGCCCCTTGAGCTCTACCTGATGGATCTGATATATATTTTCTATCTGGGGTTGTCAAAAACCAAGTGTTCTTTGGGTTTGCTACTTCAATATTATACCCAAGTTTAGAATTATCTTCATAAATGTGATAGAATTCTCTAGCAGATATACATAAGTCTCTAAAAGCATCTTCTGATTTTTCTTTTAAATTAAAATCTGCTTTTTGACAAGTTAACACCCTATTTCCCCATTTTTCAGCAATAGATGTATAGCTATCTAGCTCATCTTGAACCTCTTGCATTGTCATTTGTTCAACTTCTTCTTCAGAAATTTCAACCCCTTCCATTGCAGCTTTTTGATATATTTTTTGTCTAGCCTGGTTAATAATAAATTTTTGAAGAATTTCTGTTTTAAATTGAAGTTCCTCAGCTTTACTATCATCATCAAAAGCTTTCACTTTATATGTATCTGGTCTTTTAGAAATCTCTCCTACTAACTCATTTACTGGAGTTGTAAGAATAGAATAGTGTTTTACATATGATGGAAGTTCTAAATCCGCTGTAAGCATATCTGTAAAACTTTTAACTTCTGGCTCTTGGTAGAAATCCTCCATACGAAGTATTCCTTTCATAAGATCATAGTTTTTTACAAAAGTTTCTCTATTTTTAATATATTCAGCATAAGCTTTATTGGAAAAATAATCCATTGTATTTTTTATCCAGCTTTCATCTTGTTTTTCTTTATCAGTTTTAAACTGATCAGGAAAAATGTTTAAGTATGCATATCTTATTGTAGCATCCTTGGTATATCTAATTATTGCCATTATGTAAATAATTTATTTTTTGGTGTATTAAACATTGTTCTGCTTTCTGTAAAAAGCCTGTTTTTTTTATTTTTAGTAAACATTGATTGTATTCTCACATCTTGTTCTCCCCCAACTCTACCTATTATTGGATCTAATTTCATAGCTAATGCTATTGCTAATTCTGCAGCAATAATTCTATCAAAGTTTCCTGACTCATTATATTGAATCATTTCTTCAAGTAAAACAGGATCAAATATTTTTGACATTCCTTTTGTTTCAGAAATAATATTTCCTTCAGCATCTTTTTCTACATGTATAGATTCTTCTGTATATTTTTTTAAACATCCATGTAAAAAGTCTCTAATTTTTTCAGAAGATCTATGTATTCCATAGTCACGCTATCATGTAATCAATAAATGATATTTCATCATTTTCACATAAGGCTCTAGCATTATAATATTTAATTAATAGCCTAGCTTGTTCTTCCCATGTTTCTTTTTTATCAGGTCTTGCACAATAGCTAGCTACAAACATATCTTGGTATTTTTCCCCAGATATAGCATGCATACGTTTGTATATATACACAGACCCTAATGAACTTGAATATGCAGATTTTCCTTGCCTGTATGGGTCAATCCCAGCTACATATAATCCATATGGAGGAGCTTCAACTGGAAACTCATATATAACTACAGGAGCATCTTTTAAATCACTATTTTTTAATGGAAAGTTTGATATAGGAAGTTTATCTGTAAACTCATGTTTAATATTCCCATCATCATTATATAAAATTACAGGAGTTCCTGTACGCTCTTGTTGTAGTAGTCTGGTTTTCTGACGTTTAGCTGCCTCAATATCAAAAATGTTTGTATCCTCATTTAAAAATATATCATCTACTTCTTGAGGATAGTACATTTTTTCTTTTAAATATGCAAGCCTATCTCCAGCTTTTTTAAGTCTTTCTAAATTATCATTTGTAATTTTATCTGCTGTCTCTAAATTAGAAACTAACATTTTTACATTGTGTAATTCCGAGTCCGCAGGTTGTTCTAAAAAAGATCCTAATGTAGACTCTTCTTTAGCTTCCATTCTATATTTATGTGAAATAAATAATCCATGAATTCTTTGATCGTCCTTAGCACTATTATATTCTAAAAAATTAAAATTGGCTACATCAAACATTAAGCTTTTTGCATCCATAAAGTTTTGCATATCCCCGCCTGTCCCTGTAAGAATTGGAGAACATCCCCAACCAAATGGTGTAGTGAATCCAGGAGTTGCAGCTTGAAGTCCTCTAAGAAAATTTCCTTTTCCTATTTCATCAATAATAAGTCTTCTAGGTTTTGTACCTGCAATAGCTTCTTCATTATTACCTCCATCTAAGTTACGAATAAGAATTTGGGAAAATGGAATTCTTTCTCCTGTTTTTGTTTTTATTCCTAATGTAACTTGATTTTTCCAATTATCCTCAACTCTTTGCCATCTCCATGCTTCTGGAAGAAAATTTAATCCTTTATCAATCTTATCTGTAATAAGTTTTATATCGGGAGCATTTAATCCTGCAATAATATTCTGGGAGTTCTCATCAAATGTAGCACCATGCCCTATGTAACTGCTTTCAATTACACTCTTAGCTAAACGTCTGATTCCTAGTATAACTAGGCCTTTTTTTTCATTATGAGCTCTATCTATTTCATTTGTTATAATCCATTCATTATCACGTAAATAAGGATTAGCATACTTTTGAGATATTCTTCCCCGCTCATCTATTATGTCAACCTCTGTATTCCAAAAATTCAAATGCCAATATAAAAAAGGATTGATATACACTCCTCCCATTGTACATCCATCTATACACAACTGTTTATGGAAAGCATAAAAAGCTTTATATTCTTCAGAGTCTTTGCTTGGGATTCGTTTTTGGTTTATAAACCAATCTTTATAATCAATACTTTTTAATCCATCCATTATTATTTTCTATTTTTTAAAAAATCTTCAGCCATACTTCCAAGCTCTACACCACCTCTTATAGGAACCACTTTTGCTTCTTCTTTTTCACGGAGCTTCTCAACTTGTTCCAATAATGCTAGATAGTTTTTCATTGTCTCTTGCACAAACTTTCCTTGAGCTTCAATAGACGCAATCACCATAGGCATAGCACCCCCAGCCTTAGTTTCTTTCCATTTGATTCTATCCTCTAATGTATGTAAAGGATTAGCATCAACATATTGTTTCCAACTTGAAAGTTGCTCTTCCGCCCAATCAAGTTCTGTGTTTATGTATGTAGTTTTCTTAACAGCCATATATTTTTATTTATTCCTCATCTTCTAATATACTATGAAGATTGAGACCTTGTTTTATAATATCATCCACATCATTCTCATTATGTGGAACATCAAATTCTAATTCAGAAATATAATCCTTTAAGCAATGCAGTAACTCTTTATCAGAAAGAGCCCAAATATTGTGCCCATCTAATGCTGTTGCTAAATGCTTTCCTAAACTATGTTGAGGAAATTGTTTATGCAATTCTTCAAAGGTTTTTATTGTTTGTCTAAAATAGTTAATCATTCTTCAATAAGTTTTAGCAAATCATCATCTGTCAATTTAATATGTTTTTCAATTACATATTTTTTATTATTTTCTTGCTCATCATCATCATCGTCTTCTTCTTCATCAATATCAAATATATATTCGTCTTTTACGGATATCCCTATAACATCTTGCTCAACATTAGGAGTTCCAGTTATGTCTACAAAATTGGCTCCTGATTCATACAGCTCTACTAATATTGATATAAAATGATTTAGAGGTATTTTTTCTAATGTTATTTTTTCCATAATTATTCTATTTTAATTTCCCTCCATTTATTTATTGGGCATTTACAAGAAAGGCATGCTGTTTTAGCAGATAGTGTACATCCACATTTTGTACAATGTACATCAGGTCTTATTGATAAATGATTTTTAGAATGAAAATCACAGGTTTCACAAATTTCCATTCTATATAACGAAGCTTCTTTTATAATTTCTTTAAGAGCTTCTTCTGGAGCTAACTTATTTTTCCAGCCCTCATATATTTCTCTAAAATTCATCTCCAATTTTTGCTTTTAAATTATTAATATCAACTTCAAGATCCTCAAGTTTTCTTATAATATTTTTTCTTTTAGTTTCACTAATATCTGTAAGCAACATTTTATTAAACCCCTCCTTTATAGTGTAATATCCTCTCAACTTATTAGCAGCTCTTTTTTTATTAAAAAGGAATTTACCAAATCCAGATATCTCTACACTATTATTATTATGTAATGCTGTTCTAGCGGAATCGAATTGGTGTGCAACTACAGCATTAATAACTTTTTCAGGAACAAATAAATCCACTGCCATCTTATTTACTATCCAAGCTCTAACAGACATTGAAAAAGGCTTATTATTCATTTATTATTTGTATTTGTAACGTTAATGTCTTATTAAAATCAACAACTATAAAAGGATTCACCTTCACCTTTCCCTCCTCCTTAACAAAAATACCAATCTTTTTTAATTTAGAAATAATATTATTAATCGTAGCACTAGACGTATTATGTTTTTTACAAAACTCTTCCCTAACATTAACATATGTAATATTTCCTTTAATTGCTGTAAAAGCTATTAATTGAATTTCTCTCTCAGTTAAATTCAACCCATTAAGAGAAGATAGTATAGAATAATACTTTTCAGCTTTTATATATTCATTACTAACTCCTTTTTTTAATCTTTGAACAATCATATGTAATTATTTTATAATAAACAAAGATATATAAAAAAATTTTATATAAACATATATTATCTCAAAAATAAATATTTTATCTTATCTGGAAAATCTTTTCCCTTAATAACAAACCCACCCACCCGCCAAAATTAAAACATATTTTTCAAACAGCCAAATATATATTTCCACGTAAAAGGAATTTCTTATGAGCTTATTAAAAAAAATTTTTTCCAAAATTTGGAAACCTATTGTGTATGTGGGTTGGTTGACCCCTTCCATTAAAAACCCCACCAAAGTTTTGGCAAGTTGGGATACCCCCCGCTTAGTAATCAAATAGTGTTTAATTTATAAATTTAAAGTTATGTTAAAGTTACAAAACAGAGCATTGGCTCAATCAGAAGAGGTTCTTGAGGATTTAGGAACAGTTAGAGAAATTGTTGGAAAAGGCGGTGTAATTTACCCAAGTAATAGCAACAATGTTAAGGACGTTACTAAAAGAATGTTAATTACCTTAGAGGATAAGCAAGGTAATAAAGAGGTGTTGCTTACGAGTCCTACTGTAAACAAGCGTTTAAGAAGTAAGGAAATTTCTTTATCAGAGGTTCTTGATTACCCAATCTACTTAACTAAAGTGACAGATAAGGAAACAGGGTTAGTTAGTGAGAGAGCTGTAATTGGTGTTGCTCAAGGTAAAGACCTTAAAGCTTTGGCAGTTAGTGCTGATAGTAAAGCTATTGCTGTTGTTGAAGACATTAAGTCTTACGAGAGTTTGTTAAGATACTAAAGGAAAGGGCTAAAGCCCTTTCTTTTTATATATAGGGTGGGAGATTCTAAAAGATGATGGTGTGGGCTAATTGAAAAAACTTTACACCTATATATATATATATGTATAAATATATATGTATACTAATTTTACACAAATATATATATTTTCAATGAAAATGTATTAAAACAAAACTTTTCCCTTAGGGAGAAAAAAAGTTTTTAGGCCTAAAATGCTCCATTTATAGGAATAGGTTTACAAGAGAGTGTAAAGTTAGTATACATTTATTAAAATTCTTTGCTCAAGCAGTGTGAAATAGGGAGGGTGTAACCCTCTCAACCAATAGAAGTGTATAAATAACATTCATCAAATCAAAAAAACAATTAAAAAATATATAGCATTATAAATACAACAATTGACAAATCAGAAATAAATCAAAAAGAATTAGTTAGATATGGTATAGATGTATTAGATACTTCTTCTATTACTAAATTTAAACTTCTTCTTGATAGGAGAATAGACTTGAGAGATAGTGATTACACTACAATGTCTGATGATGCTTGGATTAAGCATTTAAGAAATTCTCTTGTAGAGATGTTAAATGATAGAGATAATCATAAGAGCCTTTAATTAGGCTCTTTTAAATACAATTTAATATTATGAAAGCATTAGACTTATCAACACAAAGTACTATTCAACTTGAAATATTACAAACAGAACAAGAATCAAACATTAAGAACATTACAAAGATATTATCATTAGTAGATGAAATGTGTCAAGCCCAAGCAGGTATGTCATTAGATGAATTAATTGATAGTTATGATTATTGTATTGAAAAACTTAATATAATCAAAACAGAAAAAGAATCAAGAGAAATAATAAAGAGTCTCTAATAGGAGCTTTTTAATACATTATATATATATTATGAAGCAAACAAATATAACAAACAATATTGAAGGTTTAAAGCTAAACTTATTAGATAATGAAGAGTTTTATGCTAATGGAGATATTGATGAGGAAACATATGTTTACACTAAACAACAAATTGAGATGAAACTTAATTATTATCTTTCTATGTTTTAAAGTGATTTTTAATACAGTCATGTAGCGGAATTGGAAAAAATAATAGAAATAAAAATTTAAAATTATGTATATCTACGAAGTATGGTACAAGCCTATTTGGGGTCAAATGACACGATACTGTGAAAGAGTTAAAGCATCTACTGCCAAACAAGCAGAAATTAAGTTTTACGCAACACCAGCAGGAGATAACTGTTATGAAATTATTGAAATTATAAAATAGTCAGGTGGCGAAATTGGCAAACGCAAGTTGTAAGTAGAAATACTGAGCGACATAAAGATATGGGTTCGAGTCCTGTCCTGACTACAAATAATAAACAAATTAATCTAACTAAATAATAAAATTATGACAACAATCTATTACGTCTCAGTGATATTAATATCACTTCTTGTGTTTTTCCTAAAAATAACAGCTCCTCATTGGTTAGGAGAAATTGTATTAAAAACAGCAGGTAAAATTATTCCTGTGTTCTGTATAGTATATTCTTGTATAGAACTTGTTAATGTAAATGTTAAATATTCACAAAAATTTGATTATCAAATAGAATTGATAAATCAAAATGATGTTAGAATAATGGATGAAAATAATAAAACATTATACATAACAACATTTGATAGTTTAACTTATTATATTGAAAAAGATAATCTTTAATAAAACTGATATGATTACAATATGTGTAATTCCTAATTTTAAAGGAACAAGAAAAGAATTGTCTAAAGCTTTATTAATGTGTTTAGCTTTAGATATGAGCTACATTGTTCCTTTAATTATTTTTTAATATTTCTTATAGCATTAATCTCTTAATAACATGAAACACAAAACACCTAGTGAAGAAATCTTTAAAGAAATGATTGATATTGCTTCTATTATATGGAATAAATACAATAATGATTTTGGATATGTTACAGAAAAACTAAACATTATAAATAATATTCAAAATTATGAAGATAATGTAATGATTACATATAGAATGTTTGATATTGTTAATCAGTCAGAATTTAGAGCTCGTGCATCAAAAGATGTAATACAATATATAAATAATAATTTATAGTGATGGAAAAAATGAAAATAGATAGTGGAGTATTTAGCTTTCTTGCAAATAGAGGATTAAAACTATGTGCTATGAGAAGAATACTTACATTATATGCTGCTGACATACATGGTATTAAAAGACCAAGAAGAGTTAAAGCTGAGTGGTATGTTATTATATCAGAGCTTGCTCAGAAAGATTTTGCTGTATTTAAAAAATCATACAACAAACATAAAGAAAATAAAAAAGCAAATAAATCATATAATGATTGGTATGATGAATGCTCCATGGATGGTTCATTTGCTTACAATGGTGTAGCAGATGATTTTTAACAAATTAATCCCTTAATAACAATAAAAATATGATTTCAGAACAAATTCAAAAATTGCAAAATGAAATTCAATCTATTGATGAAGAACTATCATTAATTGATGAAATTCTATCATCATCAGATGAAATATCTATTCATAGTTATTATGAATTAGAAGCTTCTCTTATGGCTAAAAAATACACACTTATTAGTGAATACGAACAATTAATAACTTATTAATTATGGAAATAAATAATGAGTTCATTCCTTATGAACAAGCATTAGCTTTAAAAGAACTTGGATTTGATGAACCTTGTTTTGGAAGATATTATTACAAGGAATCATATCCCATGTTAAACCCAAATTCAGGAGAAACAGAATTGGTTTTTGAGTTCGGTCAATATATTAAACAGACAGAAATTACAATACTAGTACCACTTTACCAACAAGCATTTAGATGGTTTAGAGAGAAGTATGGATTAAGTGGTAACATCGACTGTTGTGATAAGTTATGTGAATGGAATATTAAATCATCTAAATTAGATAAAAGTATATTCTCCAATAAAATTCAGTCTTACGAAGAAGCAGAACTTGAATGTCTTAAAAAGATAATAGAATTATGCAAAAAATAAAAGATTATTGGGGATTAGTAATATCATTATTACTTCTGTCATTACCATTATTAGCTTTAATATATAATGTCTTAAAAAATTAATAGAAATATGCAAGAAAAATTAATAGATTTTGAAACAGCTAAATTAGCTAAAGAAAAAGGGTTTGATAATGAATCAAATATTTATTATAATGAAACTGGTGAATTATTAAATGATATTTATTTTTCTAGTTTACAACCAACTAAATTATGTAAATATTTTGATGTACCAACTCAATCATTATTACAAAAATGGTTAAGAGAAGTTCATAATATTGAAGTTGAGACAAATAGGATTAGATATTCAAATAGTAAAGAATATGTATTTGATGTCAGAAGTAATAATGTTCAATTAAAATCGCCATTAACAAAAACTTTCAATACTTACGAAGAAGCATTAGAAATGGGATTACAAGAAGCATTAAAATTAATAGAAATTGTAAAAGAAAAATAATGAAAGAAACATTTATTAGCACTATGCCATATGAAGAAAAGTTTTCTTCTATGTGTAAAACAGGTTGGGGATGTGGTTATGTACATATTCCTGCGGATCATCCAATATTAGTTAAACTTCTTATTGAACAATCTAGTGGATATGGTTATTTACAACCAGATAATTGTGAACAAGAAATAACATTATCACAATGGGATCTTAATAAAGAATATTATGTAATAGGATTTGATACAGCTCATAGCTATAACAATTTTTCACATGATGAAGCTTATGTTATTGCAGAAACAGAGAAAATAAAAGCTATTGTTGATGCATATACAGGAAAAGATGCTCATAATGAAGTTATTAATTATATTGATATAGTGAAAGATAAATTTTTAAAATATATAATTCATGAGTAGAGAGGATGTGTTAGATAGAATAGACAAGCTCGATGTATTATACAAAGAGCTTGATATTCTTGATGAAAAATTTAAATCAAAATCTATAGAAGAAATAGATTTTTTGATTGAAGAACATGAAATCAAAAAGCAAATTGATAAATTATTTGAATTATGAAAATATTAAATGGTAGGTGGGTTAATGATAAAGAAGATCCACTTGATTACTTTGAAACAAAAAGTATTAAATCGTTAGGAAAAAAGATTAAATCTATATATGGAAATAAAATTACATACAATAGAATTAGTATAATTTCCTCATTGTCTACATTAGACTACAAAATTGAAAGAGCTTTTACTAATATAATAAAAGACAAATCTTTATTAAAAAAACTATCAGAATTTTAACTTAAAATCCTTAATAATTATGAGCTTAGTATTTAATCACGAAAAAGAGACATTATCTGAAGCAATGGGAATGTCAGAAAAAAGTTTAGAAGAATTGGCTACAAAAATGTCAGAAATATCTAAAAACTTTTTATTAAAAGACGAAATGAAAAAAAGTGAACTTGCAGAAAAAGTTGCACTTGAATTGAGCTACAGTGAATTAATTTTCATTGCCACTGGTAAAATGATTGAAACCATTGAATCTGCACTTTCTATAAACTCATCATCTATTTAAAAATTGATTGACTTGATGAAAAAACTTAGAGATGAGTAAAAGAAAAAGAATTTATAAAGGAACATTGGTTGCATCAACCAATGTTCTTAATAGAATTTTGTCTAAAAGATTTGTTGTAACTGTAAAATTTAAAGAAAATTACAAAGTTTTAAGTTATAACATTGATAAACACAGAACTTCATTAATAGAATAATTATGTATCGTTTTAAAACTAAAGAAGAGTTTATAAAAGATGGTTTATGGGTTACAAACTATCGTTTACCAGAAAATGGCTATCCAAAGAAATGGAATGATGAAGGAGAAATGAATAAATATTTAGGACAAGAAATTCCTAAAAATTATAATTCTACTTTAAAAATGAATAAACCTATTAGAATGGATAGTTGGTCTTTTAGTGTAGATGATTATGTTTTAATAGAAGAACCAGTAATAGAAGAATTAACAACAGAAGAATTAGTAAATAAATTTAAATCCTTAATAACTTAAAAATGAAAAAAGAAGCTAAAGTAGAAATGTTAAATGACATTAAAGAGCAAAAATCAATTAAAGAAAATTTTGTATTTATGGACAAAACTTTGTCTATATTAGAAGTTGGATTGTTAACAAGAAAAAATATAGTGCTGTATGGTGCTGGGGGACATGGAAAATCAGAAATTACAATGGCATTCTTTGAAGAAAAAGGAATTGATCCATATGTAATTACTATGGGTACAGGTATGACAACAGACAGATTATTTGGAGGAATGAATATTCCAACATTTGAAGCTTCTGGTAAAATAGAATATCTTGTCGAAAATAGTTTTATGAATCATGAATATGTAATATTTGAGGAGATGTTTGATGCTCCTGATTTTATTCTTGAGCAATTAAAAGATATTCTTTCAAGTGGTGTATTCAGAAATGGTACACAAATCTTTCCAATTAAAACAAAGTTTATTGTTTGTTGTACAAATAGAACTCGTGATGAATTCTCAAAGAATATGTCATTAAAAGCTCTTATGGAGAGATTTCCTCTTGAGCTTAATGTTATCTGGGATAACTACAATGAAATCACTTATAATAAGCTGTTAGAAGCTAAATTTGGTGTAGATAATGTAGATCCTGTTATTCCTTTCTTATTACAAGAATATGCTAAAAATAGCATTATAATTAGTCCTCGTGTAGCTGTTATAGCTTATCAAATATACGAGCAATGTGGTCCACAAGCTTTAACGTTTATTGCAGAGTTTGCTAAAAAACCTTCATTAATTAATGAGGCTATTACCAAATTTGAGGGAATGTTTAAGTTTAAAGAATTATGTCAAGAAGTTTATACTGTTATGGATAGAATTCAAAACAATTTAGGGCGTACAAACAAAGAGGATGTGGAATTAGCTTCAGATGTTTCTACTTTGAAAAATCAAATCATTGAGTTGAAATCTTTGAAAATAAGTGATGATATTGCTCAAAAACATTCAGAAATTGTAAAAGTGGCTACAGAAGCTTTTAAAGCTTTTGAGAAAAAAATCCAGATAAAATCAATTTTAATAGAAGAATAAATGTATTCTTATAAAACTTCTAAATACTGGGATGAAGATTATTACTGGGAAAAGCCTAAGTCTTTTAAAAGTAAAAAATCTTATTGGTCCAGAAGTGGTTGGGAAAGTTTTGCACATGTGTCTTTATTTGAACAAGATGAAGATTTATTTGTAAAAAATCCTGAGAATTATGTAACACCATCTAAATCTGAGATTAAGAAAAAGGTGAATGCTTACAAAGATTCTAGTATTAAAACTATTAAAGAGCTATCTCGTGTTTGTTATTTTAAAATGATTGAAGAAAAAGATTATCTTAGTGATGTTTATCAGAACTTTGAAGAATTAGATGATTCAGAAAAACAAGAATATGAACAAAAAAAGCCTTTTTATGATAGTTTGTATGATCAGTTTATTCCTGGATTTACTCCTTTAGAGCAGGCTATTGCTATTTTCTTAAAAATGAAAACTACAGATTCAACAGAATGTTCAGAAGAAAGTGAAATAGATATGACTAAAGGATTAGACTTTGATAGAGACATTTATTCTGATCCAAACATCAATGAACAGCTTGATATAAATGAGCTGAGCAAAGAAAGAAAAATAGAAATCATGAATTTGATTTCTTTAATTGGAGATTTTGGTACACAGTTTAAAGTGGAAAAAGAAATTGATGAGAAAATTGTAAGTAATTCAGATGAATATGTTACAAAAATTATGAGGGATTATTCACAATTCCACATGATTAATCTTTATCAAAAGATGTTTCCTAATTTCAAAACTAAGTTTTTAACTAAAGACCTCACTGTAAATGTTCCTGTAGATAGAAAAGAACAAAAACAGAAAATCATTATTATTCTTGATTTTTCTGGATCCATGGATGATCGTGAAAAACAAATATGGGTAAATGCTATTCTAATTGACAGATTTAAATATGTTATGAAAGGAGAAGCAGAAGTGTTCTTTAGTTATTTTGTAGATGACCCAGATAGTTTAAGATTTCAACATATTAAAAACAAAGAAGATGTTATTAACTTTTGGCAAACATTTTCAAATGATCCAAATGGAGGAATGACAGAAGTGGGTCTTATGGTTGAAAAAATAGCATCTGAGGTAGAATGTGGAAAACTTATGAACTTAGATGTAGATCTATCTAAAGAAAAACCAGAAATCTTAGTTATTAATGATGGGTATGATGAGATTCATTCTACTGAGTTTCCATATAAGGTGAATGCTCTGTGTTTAATGGAACAGAATTATGCTCTGAAAGAATTGTGCATTAATTCAGGAGGTAAAAAAATACATGTAAGTGAAGAAAATGTAATTACAATGTATTCTTCTGAAGGAGAAAAAGTATTAACTTAATAATAAGGGGCATTTTTTTGCCCCTTTTTAAACATTATTTATCATGAACTATGATGAATGGAAAACAGAACTTCCACCAGAAGCTCCAGAAAATAATTGTGAGTATTGTGGTGAGCCTTGTCAAGGAGAATTTTGTAACAAAGAGTGTTACAAAGCATATATTGCAGATAATTAATTTTATTATATATTTGCAAATAACTAAATAATTTAAAAATTTAAATTAAATATTATGGGAAAAGGTGCATTAGGATTATTAGCAATTGCCGCAGTTATATGGGCATTTTGGATGAGCTTTAATTGGCTTAGAAATAAAAAAAAGTAATGGGATTTAGTTTATATCTTGTAATTAGTATCTTGGTTGGATATATTACATATAAGTTTCAAGAAGAAAATCTTAAAGAACAACTTACTAAACAATACAACTCTTGGTTAGATTGTCAAGCTTTTTGGATTATTGTGGCGTTTGGGTTGTTGTGGTTCATAGCCATACCAGTTTGGATTGTTTTCTGGGTTTTAGAAAAAACAATAGGAAAAATTATAGAACAAATTAAAAACAAAGAAAAATAAAATGAAAAAAATTATTGGAGTATTCGTAGCATTATTATTAATAGGTTGTGAATCTGTTAAACCTGGACATAAAGGAGTAGAAGTGTCTTGGGGAGGTGAAACCAACATGAAAAAAGTTTATAATGAAGGAATGGACTGGGGCTTATCTTGGATATGGGATGATATGGTTAATTATGATGTTAGAGAAAAAACTATTGTAGAAACATTTGAGTTTAATGACAAAAATAATATGACTACAAAAGTGGAACTGGCATTAGATTATCAGCTTAACCCTAACAAAGTTAATTTACTACACACTAAAATTACAGATGTAGAAGTTAAGATAGTTAAAACATTAAAATCAGCAGGAAAAGAAGTTGTTCCTCAATATTCAGCAATTGAATTAAATATTAGTAAAAGAGCTGAAGCAGAACAAAAGTTAGCTGAAATTATATCTAAAGAACTTCCTGAGTTTTATGTTGTATTTGCTCGTATTCAAATGACTGATGTTGATATACCAAAAGCTGTTGCACAATTAGCAGAACAAACAGCTGTTCAATTAGGAAAAAATGAATTAGCTTTAAAGAAAGAAGCAGAACAAGTGGCTTTAGCCGCAGCAAATGTTGCTAAAGCTAAAGGAGAATATGAAGCTGCGGAATTTGATGTTAAAACAAAACAATTAATGTCACAACCTAAACTTTTAGAGCTTTATCAAGCAGAAACAGATAGAATTTGGGCACAAAAAGGTGTTAGTCCTTATGGTAACAATAACGTTTTTGGTAATGTTCCAGGATTACTTTTAAATAGAAAATAATAAACATCTGGTCTAAATTAAACCTTAGACCAGATTAATTTCAATCATTATGGATTATACTAAATTATTTTATTGGTTAACAGTTGCGGATAACGCTAAAACTTTTTTTGGTTGGGGAGCTTTTATTTTTACAGTTATTTTTATTATTGCTACAATATGTAATGGAGCAATGGTTGCATCAGAAACTGAGGGAGAGTCTGAATATAATTCTATAGGAAGAAAATTAGCTAGAAAATGGCAATTTACATCTATTTGGTTTATGTTTTTATTTTGGAGTTTGATTATCTTTACACCAAGTAAAAGAGATGCTTTATTAATTGTAGCTGGAGGACAAACATTAAATTTTCTCACAACAGATGAAACAGCTAAACAAATTCCACATGAATTAAGTAATTTTGTATTAACGGAGCTTAAAAATATGGCTAGTGATGCAAAAATTGACTTAAATATAAAGGATCAAAAACAAAAGATTCTTGATGAAGCTAAAAAAATGTCTGCAGAAGAATTGTTAAACAAAATTCAAGTAGATACTACTTTTGCAAACATCATTTTGAATAAATAGAAATTAAACACACAATAGAAAGACAAATAATATAATATAGAACACTCGAAACTAAAGGGAGACCCAAGTGTTAAGGAGTCATTTTAGTGTATTATAGACAAGATTCAAGACAAGTCATGTTTGTTGAGTATGATAAAAGCAATGGTGAGGTAGCGTAAAATCTCTTCTTAAAAGAATAACATAAATGCTGTATCCCAATCTTGATGGATTGTGTGTTTTTAAAATAAACTCGAAAAACATTGACACGAGTATAAATAAGAATGTCAGATGTGAGTCTGAATGTGTTGTTCCTTTGAGAAAGGAATGCGAAGAGAATATTGCGTAGGATTAAGATAACGTACAATACAACACAAATGAGTTCTCAGCTTGACCCTACTCTTATTAAGAACGCTTTAATATCCAAACAGCTCAGTACTGGTAAGAAAGAGGGTGCTAATTTAAATAACAAAAAAGGGCCTGACAGGTATTGATCATTAATGTTAGGTTTTACAATTCAGCACAGAGAGATAACTGTTTAAAACTAAGGTGAATTTAATTAAATGGCAAAAACAATTCTCGTGTAGTATCTCTAGGAGACAACGCACAAATCGAAGCTAACATGAACAAAGTATTCTCATTATTAAATGAGGATGTTATTCTTGGTGTAGCAGCCTAAATTTGAATGACGAAAAAGGGTTTGTAGTAGTCTTTGTTTGTTTCAGAAACCCTGAAATACCCGAAATAACATTTATGTTATAGTGAAGCTGTAAAACAAACATTAGATTTCTCTGTTAGATTAAACAGAGTGGTGGAATTTAACCATTAATGGTTGACCCTTTCTAGCGTAAAGAGTTTAAAGAAACGTAAAGCTGTATAAAATTGTAGAATTGAAATTGGTGAGACGAAAGTTCGAATCTTTCCAGGTCCACTTTAAGCCTCTGTAACAAGAGGCTTTTTTATTATGTAACTCCTTAATAACTATAAAAATGAAAAAAATTGAATTATTACCAACAGAATTTTATGCTTTTAGAAAACTAGCCCTATCTATGGGAATAGCTTTCACTTGTGCAATGTTACATGGATATTATGTAATAGAGGGAAATATAGACCAACTGAATAAGTTGGGTTATTAAGGGGGAAATAGTAGGGCTCTGTAGTGGAGCCCTTATTTCTTATTATTAATTTAAATAAAAAATTATGTATTACAAATTTAACAAAGAAAAATTAGCATTTGAAAAAACTAATATTACTAATAAAATATTAACATCTTTAGGATTTACAATTGGTGTAGTGTTAATATTAGGATTTACAATATTTCCTAATAAAGATATTAAAACTTTATCTTTAGAAGAAAAAATAATTGTAATAAAAGAATATAATGAGTTTTCTCAGGAAAAGTTAGTAACAAATATAGGAGAATTAAATTTTAAATTTCCTTACATTATATTAGCTCAATCAATGCAAGAAACAGGAAATTTCAAATCAAGTATTTTTAAAGAAAATAACAATTTATTTGGAATGAAAGAAGCTAGAATAAGAGCAACATTAGCCCAGGGAACAAACAGAGGTCATGCTCATTACAATACATGGCAAGAAAGCTTATATGATTATGCAATGTACTATAATGCTTATTTAAGAAAAATAAAAACAGAAGATGAATATTTTGAATATTTAAGACAAAATTATGCTGAAGATCCTGAATATGTTTTAAGACTTAAAAGTATTATTAAGAAGAAAAAATTAAAAGAATTATTTAAACAAATAACTTAGAAAATAAAGGGTATGAAAAACATACACATATTACCAACAGATAAACCAAGTAGATTAAGATATTTTTGTGGAAAATTAGAAAAGATGTATACAATTCCTAAAAAATCAGATATTGTATTTCAAAACATCTACATCACTAATGATGAAGAAATTAAAGAAGGAGATTATGTTACAAATGGAAAATATTTTTCACAAGCAATTAATGAATGGTGGACTAATTTTTATATTGGAAATCCTGATTTAGAAGCTGATTATTGGAAAATCATACTAACAACAGACCAAGACCTAATCGCTGATGGAGTAGAGCAAATTTCAGAAGATACACTATTAAAAATAGTAGAACATATAAATTCTGGAAAAAATATTGAATCTTTTGATAAATTGTAATATATTTATTGTATATTTGTAGTATATAAATAAACTTGTTATGATAAAAGAAAAAGACATTCTGATTAGAGTAGACTCAGAATTAAAAGAAAAACTACAACAAAAAGCTAAATCACTAGGTTTATCTTTATCTTCTTACATTAGATTAACTTTAATAAAAGAACTTAAAGATGAGTAAGGTATGTGGTATATATAAAATCACATCACCTAGTGGTAAAGTTTACATAGGACAATCTGTTGATATTAAAAGAAGATTTACCTCTTATAAAACACTTAACAAAAGTAAAAGACAAGTTAAATTGTATAATAGTTTTGTTAAATATGGTGTTGAGAATCATATTTTTGAAACAATAGAAGAATGTCTTGTTGATTTTCTTAATGAAAGAGAAAGATATTGGCAAGAACAATATAATGTTTTAGAATCCAGTAAAGGGTTAAACTTGTGTCTAACTAGTACAAAAGATAAAAAGCATTTACACTCTGAGGAAACAAGAAATAAAATATCTGAATCAAATAAAGGTGAAAAATGTTTTTGGTATGGTAAAACCTTTACCGAAGAAACTAAATCAAAAATGAGAGAATCTAGAAAAGGGTATAAACATACTCAAGAATCTCTTAACAAAATGAGTTTATCTCAAAAAGGAAGAACTAGAGAAGATATGATTGGAGATAATAATCCGTCTAAAAGCATTGAAGTACGTGAAAAACTGAAAGGAAGTAATAACCATAATTCTAAAAAAGTTATAAATACTATTACCAATGAAGTTTTTGAATGTGCAAGAGAAGCTTGGGAAAATCATCACAAAGAACAGTATTGTTATAACTACTTTATGGAGATGGTCAGAAACAAAAAACCTAACAAAACAAATTTTAAATACTTATGAAAAATTTATACAAAATAGAAGATGAATTATACATAATCAGTAATACTGAAAATGTAGATGAGAATTGTTGGATTATAACTGATGGTAAATTGGTACAAGTTTCTTATTTGTTATCTGATGAAGTTGCAAAAGGAAATAAAGTAATAATCACTACTAATAAATTGCTAATCAAAGATGGTGTTCAAGAAATTGATGATGAGTTCCTTGAATGGTTTGTTAAGAATCCAACTTGTGAGTTTGTTCACGTTTATAATGATAGAGTGGTAGGTTATGAATATGATAGATATACAATTCTTATTCCACAAGAAGAACCTAACCAAGAGACAATTGAAGAAAAATTAGATAAAATAGTATCCAAAGAACCTAGTAAGTTTTGGGAAGAAAGTGATAAAAGATTTAAAATAAAAGAAACACTTGAAGAAGCTGCTGAAAAATGTTTTAAAGAAAAAGAACTTTTAGGATATACCTATGAAGTAAAAGATGGTTTTATACTTGGTGCTAAATGGCAAGCTGAAAGAATTGGTTTAATGGAAATTGAACTAAATCATACTAAGAGACTTTTAGCAAGTTGTGAGAAAGCTTTAGAAGAAAGGGATAAGCAAATTGAGGAAAGTCATAGTGAGGAAGATTTAAGAGAAGCATTTAGGCAAGGTCAAGAGAATATAGATTATTCTGAAATGTATGGACTTGACTCAAAATTAACAGAACAAGAATGGTTTGAACAATTTAAAAAGAAATAACTATGAACAATCAAGAAAAAAAACCGAGTAATCCCAAAACAATCTACAACGTAGCCGTATTAATGAATAGTCAGGAACAATGCGACCGTATGAAACAACTTTGTATTGATAATGGTTTGCCGATATGGGAGGATGAATTAGCGTTTTATTATGAAGTTGAAGGTTTAAATAATCCAAAAGAAAAACCATATTTTGAGTTTGTAGGATATGAATTCTATGTAACTATTTCAACTTTTGTACTTAATTCATTAGTAACCGAAGACGAATTTGTAGAACTTTTAAAACAAGAGAAAGAATTAAATTTTGGGCTTGTGTAAACTATATACACAAGCCCTTAAATATTATTAATTATGACATCAACTGAATTAGCAAAAGAATTAAAAATTAGTAGAGTGACTGTTTCTAGAATATGTAAAAAACTTGGCTTAAAGAAAAAGCTTATAAATAGAAACTGGACATATATTATATCTGAAAAAGATGCAGAATTAATTAAAAATTTAAGTTTTAAAGAAAAAAAGAATGTTCCTAAAACAGTTTATATAGAAACAGTTTATTATATATATGAATCTAAAATAAATAATTATGTGGAGATTGTGTGAAATCGTATTAAAAAGTTATCTTCCTAAAGAATTAGAGGAAGATATGATATTTGTTAATAGAATATCTGTGGGGATTATAGATCCATATATAGAGCTATTTATGCTGGAAGAAGTTCCTGAGGATGCTGATGCATTTATGGCTAAACATGGTGCTCCTGTAGAATTAATTATTGTTGATGAGTATGATAATGTTCATGCTATTCAAGATAATATTGGTTGGATGGATGAAGGAGAGCATGTAGATGAACTAAGAGAAATAACATTAGAAGATATTAATTATGTTTTTAAAGAATATGAAGGATATATTGATGTTGAGTTTGACGAAAATGAAGATATTGTATTATATGACAATAAAGTGGTGCTAAGTTTTCCTATTTTTAACGAAGATGATGAAGAAAATTAATTTTTTTTATTATATTTACAACCCTAAAAATTAAAAATATGAATTACATAGTATGTAAAGATAGAAAACCTTTTATGTCTATAGGAGAATACAATTATTGTTCTTTAGAAGATATGGAATTATCTGATATAATAGCATTAGATACTGAAACCACTGGTCTTAGTCCAATAGATTCAGATATATTTTGTACACAAATTGGTACAGGAAAAGATAATTATTTAATTGTTATGTATAATAATAATTATTGTTTTGAAGATTTAATTCCATATATAGAAAACAAAACTCTTATTGGTCATAATATTTTATTTGATTTAGGATTTATGTATAAACACAATTTCTATCCAAAAGAAGTTAGAGATACAATGTTAGCTAGTAAAATAATATATAATGGGGATCCTACAATAAGACATGATTTTGGTTCTGTAATGAGTAGAGAATTAAATGTTGTGTATGATAAAACAGATCAAAAAAATATTCATATTGTAAAATTATCTCAAACTTCTACTATTGAATATTCTTTTAATGATGTTGATAGACTTATTGAATTACATATTGAATTATCTGAAGGAATTGATTTAGGAGGCTTTAGAGATACTTATGACTTACATTGCAGATATATTAAAGCTCTTGCCTATATGGAGCAATGTGGTCTTCCTATTAGCTCTGAAGCATGGGAAGCTAAAATGAAAGAAGATAGAGAAAATGCTTTTAAATGGAAAAATATAATTGAAGATTATATTTATGATAATTTAAAACAATTTGCTGACACACAAATAGACATGTTTGACACTAAAAAAAGAATACATGTATCTATAGATTCTCCTTTACAAATGATTAAAGTATTTAATGCTTTAGGAATTCCTACAAAAGATAAAGATGGTAAAAATAGTATTAATGATTCTATTATTAGTAAATCTAAACATGAATTTGTAGAAATGTGGCTAAATTATCAAAAAGCTAACCATAGAGTTACAACATTTGGAGATAGAATATATCAAAAAATAAATAATGAGCGTATTTATACAAATTTTAATCCTATGGTGGATACAGCAAGATTATCTACGAGAAAAGGACATATTAATTTCTTAAATTTTCCTTCTGACAGTATTACAAGAAAGTGTTTTAAAGCTAATACAGGCAATGTAATGGTTGTTTGTGACTGGTCTGGACAAGAAACCGTTATTGCTGCAGATCTATCAGGAGATGAAGCTATGACAAATTCTGTAGTTAATAATGCTGATTTACATTGTGCTTTTGCAAGAATTTTAAATCCTGAATTAAAAGATTTAGATGATGAAACTATTATTAAAGAACATAAAGCAAAAAGACAAGCAGCTAAAGCTCCACGTTTTGCATTTCAATATGGAGGATCTGCATTTACAATTCATCAAAATGAGGGAATTCCTTTAGAAGAAGCTTATAAAATAGAAAATGCTTTTAAAGAACTTCATAGTGGTTTGTATACATGGGGAAATAAAGTTTTTGAACAATCTGTAAAACAAGGATACATTGAATCTGCAGATGGATGGAAATTAAAACTTCCTAAATTTGATGAATTTAAACAATACAAAGAAAAAGTTGAAAGTATTACAAAAGAACAATGGACAACTTATAAACAAGGTAAGCTTGAAGTTAAAAAGTTTTATGAAGAAAAAGAAAAAGGAATTAAATATGAATATATATTTCCTAAATCTGTACAATTTTATAAATCTAAAAAAACAGAAGTTAGTCAATTTTTTAAACTTAAATCAGAATATCAACGTTTATGTTTGAACAATCCTGTTCAGTCAAGAGGGGCACACCAATTAAAGCTTGCAACATGTTTATTATTTGAATGGATAGTAGAAAATAATTACATTAAAAAAGTAAAAATAGTAAATAGTGTTCATGATGAAATAGTTGTAGAATGTGAGGAAAGTTTAAAAGAAATAGTAAAAAATCAATTAGAATCTTCTATGTTAATTGGAGGAGATTATTATTTAACTAATTTAAAAATTAAAGCAGATGCAGCTATAGGTAATTCTTGGGGTGAAGCAAAATAATATTTATTATGGAAAAAAAGAAAATTAACAGAACAAACATTACAGAGCATTTAATAGAATATCAATTAGAAATGATTGGTAAAACTATAGATGAAGTTAAAGATGATGAATTTTGGTATTCTAATAATACAATGACTTCTGCTCAAGTGGAAGAGTTTAAAAAATATGCAATACCATTATTAAAGAAAATATTTAAATTTAATAAATCTAAAGCTGAATCAACATTTAGTTGGTTTATGCTTGCATATGGATTAAGACTTAAAGAAAATGAATTATGAATTGGATAAATCAAGATTGGGAGCACGAAGCTATTAAAGATGAAATCTATTTAATGGAATATAGAAAAGAACTAGAATGGGAACAGTGGGAAAAAACACACTCTAAAAAACCAGCTATAATAAAATTAATTAATCCTTTAAAACTAAAGAAAAATGCATCTAGAAATAAATTTAAATCAATTCGAAGAACTTATAAAAAAAGGATACAGCATTGATATAATTTATTTATTAAAACTTGTTAAAGAGCAGTATGATTTAAGCGATATAATAGAAAATAGCGCAAGAATCTCTGCTCTTTTTCAGTCTTTAGTACGTAAAGGATTAATAACTGATTCAGGAGATAAGCTTACTCTAATAGGAGAAGATTTATTATCTTTTTTAGAAGTAAAAGAAGAGGTTAAATTAGTAAAAAGAAAATCTTCAATAAATGAATTTGAGTTGTGGTGGAAATCTTTTCCAGGTACAGATACATTCACTTATAAGAATAAAAAGTTTATAGGTAGTAGAACTCTTAGACAGGCTAAAGAAGATTGTAAAATTAAATTCAATAAAATACTTATTGAAGGAGAATATACAGCTAAACAATTAGTAGAATCTTTAGAGTATGATGTTAATCAAAAAAAAGAAGCTTCTATTAAACAAGGAACTAATAAACTAACTTATATGCAAAATTCATTAACATATTTGAATCAGCGTAGTTATGAACCATTTATAGAATTAATTAACGAAGGTGTTGAAATACAAGAAACACCTATAGGAGGAACAGACATATGAGAGAATTTTTTGAAATAATTAACGAATACCCTTGGACAACATTTTTTGTTTGTATAATAATCATTGAGATTATATCAACTTTTAAAAGTAATAACAAATGAGTTTTGATTTATTAAAAACAGAAGTAGAAAAAGGAATGCTTGGTAAAAATGGAGGCATTCCTATGGGATTTGATAGACTTAGTCAATATGTGGGAATTAGAAAAGGATTATTCTATCTTGTAGGCGGACTAACGGGTTTTTAACATGGCCCCTATAAGTTGGGAAACTTATAGCAAATTGTGTGAATTCAGAGAACATCTCATAAAAATTGAGACAATTCTGAGCTTTATTAAAATAAAAGTTGTATCTTTGGAGGACTTAATCAACAAGGGTATGAAATATTTAGAAAAATTTAAAATCACTGTTTATGAAAATGGTGAAATTAAAGGAGTAAGAGGTAAAATTTTAAAACCATTAAAATATGGAAAAAAGAATTATCTTCCTTATTATGGAGTAGATGTAAAAGATTATGATTTAAATAAAATAATAAAATCATATCCTATACATAGACTTGTAGCAGAAGCTTATTTACCAGATTGGAATAAAGATTTACAAGTAAATCACATAGATGGTAATAAAGCTAATAATCATTATTTAAATTTAGAAATGTGTACTCAATCAGAAAATATGAGACATGCTTTTAAAACAGGAATAATGACTGCTAATCATTGTAAAGGAGAAAATAGTTCAAAAGCTATTTTTACAAATAAACAAGCTTTAGAAATACTTAATGAGTTAAAAAATGCACCTAGATCTGTAACTGGAAAAATTAAAAGAGGATTTTTAGTAGAATTAGCTAAAAAATACAATGTTAAAAGAGAACAGTTAAAAGATTTTTCTAGAGGAAGGACAACTTATAGTTTAATGGAGTGCAACGACTATCCTGAAAAGGAGTACACTCAAGTGAGTGGAAGCGCACAACACCTAGAACAGGTGATGATATAGTCTGAACTGTATGGTGACATACAGAAGTTCATAAAAGAACTGGTAGAGATTAACGACCTCTATTGAACATTATTGAGTGGTAAAACTACATTTGTAGATGATGCTTTTGTATTAAATCCTTATGATTGGTCAATTAGTCCTGAAGGAAAAGCTTCTGGTATAAAAATTAAGTTTTGGTATAGATCCATGGAGCGTAGTACAACATATAAGTTTGCTAAATGGGTGAGTAGAAAAATATTTATTGATCAAGGTATAATTATTCCTGTAAACAAACTTCTTGGTTGGACACATAAAATGACTCATGATGAACATGATTTATTTTTGTCTTATGAGGATTATATAAAAGAGTTACAAGAAAATATAACAATTATACCTGGAGCTGAAAATCCTGTAGGAATTGCAAAAGATTTAAAAAAATATGCTTTGAATAATGGTGTAATAGAAGAAGTGGATGAATATAACAAAATTTATATTCCTAATGATCCTAATCAAATTAATATTGTTATTATAGATCATATTGGTTTACTAAAAACTACAAAGGATTTAACAACAAAAAAAGATGCTATTGATAAAATGTCAAGTGAATTACAATATGCTAGAGACTTTTATGGATTTAGTCCTGTTGTTGTTAGTCAGTTCAATAGAAGCATATCAAATCCTATGAGAATAAAAAATGGAGATGTAGAGCCTCAGATAGAAGACTTTAGTGATAGTTCTTCTACACAAAATGATGCTGACGTTATTATGGCACTATTTGATCCACTTAGATATAATGTTTCTGATGTATCAGGATATAATCTTGATAAACTTAAAGATGAATATGGTAATAAATATTTTAGAAGTCTTAGAGTTATTAAAAATACATATGGCGCAGATGATTTAAGAATAGGTCTTGGGTTCTTTGGTCAAATAGGAATGTTTAAGGAGTTAAAAAAAAGAAAAGAAATGACAGATGCAGATTATGAATCTGTTATTAATAAAAGTTGGTTTTTAAAATAAATATTAACAATTAAATTAAATAAAAATGAAGACAAAAAAACTATGCAAAATTTACATTTTCTAAAGAAAACAGAGAAATTAAAGTTAAAAAAAATTAGTGAAATTAAAGAATCTATGAAAAAGTTTGGTTTTATTCCAGGGAGACCTGTTTTAATAACCAAAGAAGGAGTTATTATTGATGGACAGCACAGATTTTTAGCTGCTAAAGATTTAGATATTGATGTAGAATTTGAAATATTGGAAGGAGACTATATTGAAAAAATGATTCAATTAAACTGTACACAGTCTAATTGGACATTAGAAGATTATATAAACTCTTATGCTATTCAAAACATTGATTGTTACAGAAAGCTTTTAAAATTTCAAGAAAAATATGATTTAAGTATGTCTTCTGCTATAGCTATTTTATTTGGAGCAGGAATTAAATCTTCTGATATTAGAAAAGGAGATAGTATTAAAATAAAGTCTAATGCAGAAGCTGTAGCTGATTTTATACTAAACTGTAACACTATTGCTTATAATAAAGATCATAAATTTATTAGAGCAATTGTTAATGTATATGATAAGTTAACCAAGTCTCAATTAAATAGATTAAAATCTAGACTTATTATTGTTCCAAAATTATCTAACACAAATGATTTCATTATAGCCTTTGAAAATGTAATAAACAAAGGAAAAAGAGGAGATTATAAAGTGTATTTGAATAAATAATTATTAAAAAAAAATGAAATTACAGGATCTGCAGGAGATTAAATTTGAACTAAAAAGATTCTCAGATACATTAGAAGAAGCTATATCCCTTGCAAAACAAACGCAAGGGTGGCCTTCTTCTGTAAGTGGGACAATCTATGGTAAGCATGATATATCTGGAACCAGAATGTCAGGAGCTCTTAAAAGAAGAGCATTAGATCTTAAATATTATTTAACAAAGAAGTTATGACATTAAGAGACAAAAAACAAAAAGAGCTTGCTGATTTGTGGATAAAAAGTGGAAAGTTTGGAATTATTTTAGCCTGCCCTAGATTTGGTAAAATTAGAACTAGTATACATGCTTTAAATGAAATTAAACCAAAAAGTATTCTTATATGTTATCCAGATAAGAAGATTGAGCAATCTTGGAAAAATGATTTTGAGGAGCTTAATTTTGATGATTCAATAGTTACATATACAACACACCTATCTATTAAAAAACATGTAGATAAAAGTTTTGATGTTGTAATTATTGATGAAATTCATTTACTATCTGAAAATCAAATTGAAGCTTGTAAAGATTTATTTAAAAACAATTCTTGTGTATTAGGATTAACTGGAACATTATCTAGCTGGACAGAAAAAACTCTTGAAGAAGAGTTAAGTTTATCTGTAATAGCAAACTATCCAATTGAAAAAGCAATTGAAGAAGGAGTTATTGTGGATTATGAAATTCGTGTTATAAAAGTTCCTTTAGATAATAAAGTGTTACAAACTTACAAAGGTGGGAAAAAAACTGAAAAAAAGCAGTTTGATGCTCTTACCTGGGTGGTGAATAAGTTGCAAAATAGTGGATCTGATACAATGTTTATGAGACTTGCAAGAATGCGACTTATTCAATCATCATTAGCTAAAACTAATGCTACAAAAGCACTTTTGGCTAAATATAAAAATGAGCGTGTATTGGTTTTCTGTGGAGTGACCAAAATAGCTGATAGTCTTGGGATCCCATCTTATCACAGTAAGAGTTCTGAAAAAGAAATGTTTCAGAAATTTGCTGAAGGAGAGGGTAATCATCTTGCTGTAGTTAAAATAGGGAACACAGGAACCACATACAAGCCTCTTAATAAAGTGATTATTAATTATTTTGATTCTAATGCAGAAAACCTATCACAAAAAATAATGAGATGTATGGCTATGGAATATAACACTCCAGATAAAAAAGCACATATTTATATTATTAGTAGTGATGAATCTGTAGAATTACGATGGTTAAATAAAGCACTTGAATTTTTTGATAAGAATAAAATAAAATATGTATGATAGCAAAAATTAAAAAAGAAGAAAAGAAAAAAACTCAATACGAAATAGGTGTTTTATATGTACAAAAATCAACAGGTACAGTTGTTTTATGTGATAGAAATGATGATCAATTGAGAGCAATGGTTGTTGTACCAGGAGATATAAAAAATTGTTGGGTAGAGAATCACTTTATAGGTGAGTATAGAGCAGATTGGTCTAATACTTTTACTAAATTTGATGGAGAAATAACTCTAATTCAATAAATTATTTGTATATTTATATAATAAAAATTAACTAAATAAATAAATTAAAGCGTATGAGCAGTAAACTAATTGGAATTGTAGGATCAACGGGAACTGGTAAATCAACAGCAATTAAACACCTAGATCCAAAAGAAACGTACATTATTAACGTAGCAAAAAAAGAATTACCATTTAAAGGAAGTGAAAAACTGTATAATGCAGAAAACAAAAATTACAAAGAAGTAGATGATGCTAATGAAATCTCTAGACTTTTAAAAACTGTTTCTGATAAAGCTCCTCACATTAAAAACATTGTAATAGAAGATTCTAATTACATTATGGGATTTACTATGGTGGCTAAAGCTACAGAAACAGGATTTACTAAATTTAGCTTAATGGCTAAAGATATGGTAGACTTATTTAGAACAGCTAGACAATTACGTGATGACATCACTGTATTCTATCTAACTCACCCAGAAACTATTGAAGATGGTGGAGATATTATAGGATATAAAATCAAAACTGCTGGAAAATTAATCGATAATCAAGTGTTATTAGAAGGATTATTAACAGTGTGTCTTTATACACATGTAGAGGAAAATAAAGATGGAACATCTTCTTACAACTTTGTAACAAACAGATTTAGAAAATATCCAGCTAAAAGCCCAGATGGAATGTTTGAAGAAATTAAGATTCCAAACAACTTACAAGTAGTAGTAGATAAATTAAATGAATATTATAACTAAAATTAAAATTAAAAATTATGAACATCGGAGGAAAAAAAAGAGAAAACACATTAACTGATTATTCGAAAAAAGTAGGATTATTTGAAGCCACTGTAATTGCTATAAATCCAACAATTGAAGAATATAAGGAAAAGCTAGAAATTGAACTAAAAGAAGATAGTAAAGCTGCTGATTATTTAGGAGAAAGTAAAGATGGTAACACTTATATCAGATTAGATTTTTGGTTAGAAGAAGTGAAAACCAAAGAAAAATTCAAAGTGGGATTCTTTTTAGAAGATAAAGAAAGAGAAAATAAAGATGGAACCAAAAAACAATATATTAATTCTATTGGTAATTGTACTTGGGCTGCAGATCCTAATGATCTTCCTGAGTGGTTTGCTAAAAGAGAATATAGAGTGGCTAATGTAGGAGAAGAAGAACTTTATGAATTTATGAGAGTTTGGTTAGGAGATCTTGACTATCGTGATGCAGAAACTGTATTACAATTAGAATGGAAAAAACTAATGAAAGGAAATGTAAAAGACATTAAAGAACAAATTAAAGGAGAATGGTCTGTTAATATTGTAGCTCTTGCTACAGTTATGACTAGAGAAAAAGAAGGGGAAGTTAAAGAATATCAAAATGTCTATAACAAAGGATTCTTACCTGCTTATGCATTAAAACAGTTTAGACTTATTGATTACAATAGTCCTAAAGTTATTCAAACTCTTGAAAGTAAAAAACCTAAAGATTTAAAAGCACATGAAAAATTTGTTTTAAAAGTTACAGGTGAATATGGTTGTAAAGACTATTATGCTTTTAAAGAGCTTGAAGAATATGTAGCTACTAGTAATTTTGCAGCATCAGATAAACATATAGATGATGATGATTCTGAATATTAATATTTAATATAGTAATAATAAAAACTCTCATCATTGGTGAGAGTTTTTTAATTTAAAGACATGATACAAGGAACAAAAAAACTAAAACTTGAAATTAATACAATTTTATCAAAAATATCTGAGTTTGATATTTTCATGTTTTACATGCCAAATAAAAATTGGAAGTTAAATCATGTTACAATTTCTCCATTTAGAGAAGAAAAAAATCCTTCTTTTGTAATAGGTAATAAAAACGGATATTTATCATATATTGATTTTGGAAATACAAGTAAAAGAGGAGATTGTTTTCAGTTCGTAAAAGATTTGTTTAATCTATCTTCCATGGATGAAGTTCTAAGAATGATTGATAGAGATTTTGGTTTAGGTATTGCATCTGGAAGAGATTTAGGATCTTATAAAATGATTGTATCTAATTACGAACAACCTGAGAATCTAGGAAAAAGATATTCATTAATTCAAGTAAAAACAAAAAAGTTTACAAATGAAGAATTAGCATATTGGAATCAATATCATCAAGATATTACAGATCTTAGAAGGGAAAATGTTTATTCAGTTGATAAAATTTATTTAAACAGACAATTATTTCCTTCAAAAAGTACAGAATTAAAATTTGGATACTTATATGATGGTCATTGGAAAATTTACAGACCTTTTGGTAATAAAAGAAACAAATGGGTTCCTAATAATGTTCCAATTACAACTATGGATGGAATGGAAGACATTAAAAATTGTGATGTAGCTTTTATAAATAAAAGCAAGAAAGATTACATGGTAATGAAAAAAGTGTTTCCAAATTGCTGTGCTGTACAAAACGAAGGACTTGGATGTTTCTCTAAAGAAAATGTTGATTATTTAAAAGAAAATTCAAAAAAACAAATTCTAAGCTTTGATTCTGATGTCACTGGAGTACAAAACTCTCAACAAATTACAAAAATGTTTGATATGGAGTATTGTAATGTACCAAAACATTTATTACAAGAAGGAATTAAAGATTGGGCTGATTGGTCTAAAGTTTATGGAATAAAACCAATAGAAGAATATTTAAAACAAAAACAATTATTATGACAACAGAAGAATTAATAACAGAAATTCAAAATAGCACTGAATGGTTGTGGACAACCAATGAAGATGAAGTTGAATGTATAGCAATAGAAAACTTAGAAGTTATTTTAAGTAGATTTTTAACTAAAAATATAAAAATACAACAAAATGGATAAACAATTATTTATTATTGATGGATATAAAATATGGGCACATAATTATGATGATGCTTATGAGAGCTATTTAAGAATTTTAAAATTATAATTATGAATTGGGAAAAGTTTAAAAACAAATTTTATATCTTTGTATAAATTAATATAAAAAATAAAGTTATGTTTGAAGGATTACCGGGAGTTTATATGATTAAATGTATCTCAACAGGAAAATATATTATAGGTGAAACAGGTAATGTCAAAAAAAGATTAGCATATCATGTTCAAAATCTAAAAGGTAATAGGCATGAAAATCCTTATCTTCAAAATGCTTGGAATAAGTATGGAGAAGATAAGTTTTCATATCATGTTCTTGAATATTGTAATTTTTCTGAGTGCAAAATTCGTGAAGATTATTATTGTAAATTATACGATAGTCATAATAATGATAAAGGATTTAATCTAAGACCTACAGGAATAGATTTAAAAAGTAAATTTCCGCAAGAAACTAAAGATAAAATAAAAAAATCTTTACAAACTTCTGAAAAATTTAAAAATAGAGACTCAGGAAAAGGAATGAGAGGTAAAAAACATTCTGGAGAAACTAAATTACAAATGTCAAATAGTGCAAAAGGTAAGATTCTTTCTAAAGAAACTAGAAAAAAAATATCTGAAGCTAGAAAAGGTAAAAAATTAAAAAAAGAGTCAATATTAAAACAAATAGATTCTAGAAAAAAGAATAATAATCCTTGGCATACAGATATTACAAAACAAAAAATATCAGAATCAAATAAAGGAAAAGCTAAATCAAAAACACATTGTGAAAACATGAAATTATCTAGATATAAAACAGTGTTACAATATGATTTACATGGTAATTTTATTAAAGAATGGCTTGGAGCCAGTCAAATTAGAGATGAATTAGGTTATAATCAATCAAACATTACTGGAGTATGTAATGGACTAAGAAAAACACATAAAGGATTTATATGGAAATACAAAAAAAAGGAAAATTAAGTTGGGAGAAATTCTCTTCAAAATTTCATCCAAGCTGGCATAAAAAACTTAAACCATTTATAGAAAGTGAAAAGTGTGATAGTATTTATGAATTTCTCAAAACAGAATCACAAAAAGGTAAAAAGATAGCTCCTGATTCAATTAATACATATAGAGCATTTTTTGAAACTCCTTTAGATGAGTTAAAATTAGTTATTGTAGCAATGTGTCCATATCACACATTTAAAAATGAACAACCTGTTGCTGATGGGTTAGCTCTTAGTTGTTCCATAACAGAACAATTGCAGCCCTCATTAGAACAGTTTTATGGAGCTATTGAAACAGAGTTTTATAATGGTTTAAATTTAAATATTATCAAATACTATGATTTAAAATATTTAGCTAATCAAGGAGTGTTGCTATTAAATGCTGCTTTAACAACAGAAAAAGATAAAGCTGGCAGTCATTTACATATATGGGAACCTTTTACTAAATACATACTTGAAAAAGTTATAGATAATATAGATGTGCCTATTGTATTTTTAGGAAAAGATGCAAGTAAATTAAAAAAATACACAAGTAGATTTAAAAATGTATTTGAAGTGTCTCATCCTGCTAGTGCTGCTTATACAGGAGTTAATTGGGATACTAAAGGAGTGTTTAAAGAAGTAGATAAAATAATATGGGAGAATAATGGAGACTCAATTATGTGGGTTGATACAGACGCTCCCTTTTAAAAATGTAAAATTATGGAAAATAAATTAATTGAACAAAAAGATTTACAAATAGGAGATGAAATAATTATTTCTTGTCAATCATTTTTCAAATATTTAAAAGTGTTATCTCCACCAGCTTTAAGTAAAACTAGAGTGCATTGGAGTACAAAGCAACCAATGTATGCAAATTTTAAATGCACTACTAGACAAGATTTAGTAAATGGTCATTCTTACACAGATAGAAATGGTGTAAAGCATACAAGAATAAATAAAGTTTGGGTTCCCACTGCTGAAGAACATAACATAAGAATATCTCAAGATCTTAACGGTAGACAAATTTGGCTGGTAAAAAGAGAAAGTAACAATTAAATTAAAGCAAAATGATATTAGAAAAACAAAAAGAATCAAATGTACTAATTGATGGAAAATCACAAGAATCAATTGGAATGTCACTAGACTTAGATTCTGCTCAAATATTGATGCAGATGTTAAGTAAAAATCTGTATTCAGATGATATAGGCTCCACTATAAGAGAATGTGCAAGTAATGCTCTTGATAGTCATAGAAGAGCTGGAGTGAAAGATCCAATTATTGTTTCTTTTAAAGAAAATTCTAGTAGTAATTATGAATTTTCTGTAGAAGATTTTGGTATTGGTTTAGATGCAGAAGATGTAAAGAACATTATTAGTAAATACGGTAAATCTACTAAACGTGAATCCACTACAGAGTTAGGAATGATGGGTTAACTGAGGCCCAGCGTAAAAGTAATTTTACGTAAAAAATATTGGATGAATTTTTGGAAATCTAAATTAAATTCTTAACTTTGTAACCTAAACATAACACACCATGGGATACAAGTACAAGGTTAATCACGATTATTTTAATACAATTGACACAGAATACAAAGCTTATATATTAGGATTTATATATGCAGATGGTTGTATATCGCAACCTTCTGGTAATAGAAAACTTAATTTTAGAATAGGGGTTCAAGAAGAAGATGGATACATTCTTGATGAACTTTCTAAAGAAGCGGCTGGAGGACAAAAAAACATAGTTAAAACTCCTTCAAGTATTAAAAAAGGTTATAAACCTCAACATTGTGTTAATATAGTTTCAGATCAAATAGGCAATAGTCTAATTGATTTAGGATGTAACATCAATAAAAGTAAATTGGGAATGACTTTTCCTAAATTAGAAAAACATTTAATTCCTCATTTTATTAGAGGATTTTTAGATGGTGATGGAAGCATAATGTTGAAAAAAATACAATATAATTATATTAGAAAAACTGATTATAAGTTACCTAATCCACACAAACAACAATATAAATTAAAATTAGCTTTTTGTTCAACTGATAAAAATTTTTTATTAGAAATAGCAAAATGTTTAAATATAAAAAAACCTTATATAACTGAAAAAGTTAAAACACAGGTTAATTATATTTTGTGGATAGAAAACAAAGAAGAAGTTTTAAATAGTATAAATTATTTGTATAGTGATGCTACTTATTTTCTTAAAAGAAAGTATGATAAAGTAGTAGAATTTAACAAGACAATCAAAAGCCAAGCTGAAGATACATCTTCAGAAGGTTTAGAGACTACCTGAGCAGTAAAGTCTGCTTAATAACAGGAAGTAGTATGGATTAATACCCATATGAAAAAGCGTCCAACCCCTATTTATAGGGTGATGATATAGTCCGACACTCCAGGAAACTGGAGATTAACAGAAACCAGCTCGGTTTTAAAGCTCCTCTTGCTTATT